AAGTAAGATCAATGCACTGTAGAAACTCCCAAAGGAGAAATCTACAATACACATAATCATGTAAAACCTTCGGGCTTTCGGCGTTAAAAGAAACGCCCCCCACGGCACGTCGTGGGGTATTAGGTTTGATTCGCAGTTGTTTTCTGCGGACGAATAAAATTCATCTCACGTTCTATGAACGGGTCACAGTCGTAGTACATACGCTCTGTCGCTATCTTATGCGCCCTAAGTTAGCTCTGGGCCCCCCGTTTATCGTCTGGGGGAGACAACCACTCTCGTGGATTTAAGAACTTGCCTAGATGGCCGGCGCTGCGGGGGAATTGTACTGGAAAAACGTTGGGACATTCCTAAAGAATATCATATTGTAATCAGTACCAATTCCGAAGTAGCGCTCGATCTTGATGGTGTTGGCAGCTTGTGCTACCGGCACCTCTACACGAAGAACTTCTAAATTAGCTCCATCATAATCCGCACCCGATGTAGGAATTGCGGTGCACTGTTTGGGATCAGTGGATTGGAACTTGTATTGAGTGTAATTTGCAGTCGAAACTGATATTGCACCATTGGTCAACTGGTTAGTCATTGCTGACCCACCGCCAGAAGCCCAAAACTGCGACCAAATCAACCGTGGTATACCTGATGCTAAGGCTGGTGTCGCTGTGACGGCTATAGAGTAATTCGCAATTGAAGTATCACTCAATTTAGTTACCATGATTCGCTTAATAGGGGTTGGCGCGTCAACATTAAAATGCCAAAACATCGAACCTCTTTGTCCAACAAAACATGGTACCAACATATGCCACGCTGTCCACTTGGTCCAGTTAAAATTTACATCTGCAGTACCGCCTGCATTGCGCGCCCTATGAATACCGTTCAAATCAAAACCATAATGCGGTGGAAACTTCGGTGAATGAAACGCTAGTATCCCATCTGCAGTGGTTGATGTTGATTGGACAGTGTCCACGTGATTTGTACGTCTTAATAAATGACGTAACGATCTGACGTTCTCCCCCATATAAATACGAGAGCGATCGACAACGATCTCATCGGGTGTAGAACCCGGCATATGCGTCGCACCACGCAACTCTTGACTTGCTTCAAAACGTTCTGGTTCTGCCTGAACAGAAAAGTAGGACATATTATACTGTGGATTACGAGCATAACTAACCTCAAAATTTTCTGCTGCACGCACAAATACCAAAACATTGACGGAAGACGAAGCCTCAGGTGCGGTAAGCAAAGTCAACACCTTGACTGACAATACTCCATTATGTAAATTGTCATCATAAGCCAAGGCTGGTGTGGTGGATGTAGAGTAACGCAAAGGCGTGTTTGTCACATCTGTCTTTAGCCACGCTAAGGCTTGCTGGTACGGCACTCTAACTTCAGTCTCAGATTCAGCACCGATATCGACAATAGTGTTAAACACCACTGAACCGACATCACCTGTCGTTTGCACCGCATCATCCGCTGGATCATACGATATACGCAAGCGTCCTTTATGATAGCGCGATGCAATCACCTTAAACGTAAAGATAATATCTCCTCTCCAATACGTGAAAAGGCGATTTACTAAAGCCAAGGGTGTGAGGTAAAAGTTGGATGAACTTGAGTCATACATATTAGGTGTAACCAAAGTTGTGAATAAGGGAGTATCAACAGTAGTTGATGTAGTCCATGTAGTACTCGTCAAAAATGACTGACGAGTTACCAAAGACTCCACCGACAATTCGTCTTCTGAGCCACAGCCCACAATAGAAGGATCCACCGCCAATTCATTCTTTGGATCAAACGTCAGTTTCTCAACAGGATATCCAATCATCGACGATGCCAGTTGGGGCATCGGAACTGGTCGATAGGGACAAGCAGGCTCTATCACAGGCACATTGGTGTAACCAAACAGTGTAGCTATACCTGCCATTGCTCGTGCTCCCATTTCTGTTGCAGTTGCAAACTTTCCGAAAATCGGTACACCAGTTAGCATACCAGCGATACGCGCAATAGTTGAAGCTGGTCTTGAAATTGGACCAGTTCCATATTCATCCATAGCCTGCATGGAAAGTCCAACCGTAGGACCACCCATAACGACATCTTCTGCCCATGCGTAAGTCTGCACTGTCACGCCCACTCCCACTGCACCATTGGCACTGCGGAGGGGGGCGTAACTATAAAACTTGAGCTCACCCATGTCAGTAAAATCTTGTGCCACTTGGACTCGAAGAAAATTTTTCTGGTATAGGAAGGGTAATGTCATTTCACCACCTTCACAATCTTGCGGATATAGAAAGAAGCCTGGTTGTTGCGTATAGGGAATTAATTCCTTAGTTGCCAAACTTGTAATTCCGTGAGGTGAAAAATTCTGCAAAGGTTGATAACATGCTCGCACAGCACCATAGTAGAAAGGTGATGCGTTGATAACAATCTTAATCTTTAAGTTACAACGGATGAAACCGTAGTTATTTAATTTATACTTAATACTAGGATTGTTGAAAAATGCATACCAGGGATTTATGTTAGACACAAAACCTGTAGGGTCACTTTCTAGATACGTAAACGAATGAATACGCACTGGTCGTGATAAGAAATTCGATAAACCCGCATTAGTGACGATATCTGAAATATCCGCATCACCAAAAGCAGCTGATTTACCAATTTTCACTCCTGTCACCTCATCTGCAAAGGCCGTCGTTTCCGAAATCACTTCTGTGACGTTAGACATGGCCGATGGTACTGCAGGTTCAGGTGTGGCTTGTAATACACACCCAAAGCACTTAGATGCACACCGCTGAGCTTCAAATTCAAACTGTGCGCTGGGTACTTCCAACCCACGAGGACCAGAAATCCGATGCTGGTCCACATCTTGATACACCCATTTCTCCATTGGTAGTTGGTGTTCTACCTTCTCTTTTGTATAATTTTTAGTAAGGAAATTTATGGAACATAAAACAAGTCACCTTAAACTCGTAAAATGACACGGACTTGTTAGGCACTCTGAACCTTCACTCCTAAATAGGCGAACTCGTAAGACGAGTGAATTATAGAAAATACGCACACTTATGTAATATACAAGAACATGAAAACATAGTACACACAGATCAGCATTCTCTAGAGACAGATGGTTTCGGTAAAAACCGGGTGACTGTCACACTCACCCAAACGCTCCGTAGTCATATTTTCAGATGCACGCCAAAAACTCGCTCGCAAATCCTTCCACGTAGGGAAGGGTGCCAGTTTGTATTCAGCCTGCAAGTTGTATTTATTAACCACATCGAGCAAAAATGCTCGCTCTTCTTCAAAGCGAGCTTGTCCATAATAGAACCACTCACGAACTGCGCTATTCATCACGAAAATCATCTGAGCTTCCACTGAGATTGAATCGCTAGGAATATTAATACACAACATCTTATGGATCGAGAGTTCCTCAAGAGGACACATGTAAGCCTTCACGTCTTCATCCCAACGCCATGACCGTTTCAAAAAAGAAACATCATTAATATTGATATACGGGACTGACTTACTTTCCTTATCTGCCATGGTATATTCCACACCAATGGACTTCAAAACTTCAACAATGGCAGTATGATTGAACCATGGAATACTCTTGCACACTCCCATGACATTATCATCGCCATATGTCATCAAACTTACAGACTTCTTAAATGAGGTACATTGCTTATCCTCACTAAGGACAATAAAACAATATCTCATATACAAAGCGTTGACAACACTGTTGATAATCACAGTCAGCGGATGACCTGACGGGTTTGAACCATATAGCATCACGAGATCGCCATTACAGTTCACAAATGAGTACGCAGTATCTTCAGCGATTCCATAAACCACTAACAAATCTTCAGCACTCCAACCTGCAAACTTAAGAATAGCAATAATTGCGTCAAAAGCTGCTAAGATCATCTGAGCTGTCATCTTCTTATCGAACTTTCCATAATCTCCGGCAACAATTTGGTCAACACCATGCTGCACGAGATAATCACGGAATTGTTCCCACTCCAAAGACTGAGTTACACACCCAGGTGCAGCCTCAAATAGGATACGATTCTCCTGTACCACTTTCACAAAGGTTAAGAGATACTTACGAACCACAAGAGACCAATCAGCAGGTGCACCTGTGAAAACACGAAGTTTCCCAAGTAAAATCTTGGCTTCAGCTCGTGCTTCATCCTTCAACTGACCACTGAACACTGGACACGCACGGATACCATTACGGTACCGACGCTCTATCTCAGCTGCTCTCTCCATCACCTCTGGTACAAACACCTTAGCCAATGGTTGGGATTCTGTAGGAGCGGCTTCCAAAAGCCACTTCTTTGACGTATTAAACGGTTCGCCCATTGATGAATTAAAATTCATTTTATCGATGTACTGTACACCAGCAATACCATTAATGGCCGCATGTTCAGTAATAATGCGTAAGTTTGACTTATCTTCCTCAGAAAGACCTTTACAAACATCTGCAACATAACCATCAACAGCCTTTTTCAACACTGAAGCCTTCAAGATATTCTGTTGTTCAACAACATCTTTGAAAGCTAAGTGCCACGGCCTCCAATCTTTCAAATCTGGACGACCAAATGGAATTTGCCACTCACGCACACTCTTAATGTAATCACCACACAAAGTGGAACACACTTTTGAACGCGAACGAACTTGATAACCAATAAATGTACCAAAGGTGGTTATGGAACCCGTTGTCAACCATCGCAATGGTGACTTATGACCAACAGGACCTAAAACCTTCGTGTTCCTGGAACAACTAATACGTGGGACACCTGCCTGGATAACAGGTCGTGAAAAGAAGATCTGCGCACGGTCCAAACTACCTTGTGTTAGCTTAACAGCAAACACACGGTTGCGAGAACCTCCAAGCTGGTGCAAACCCAAAATTGATATAATGGGACCTATACTGACCATGGGAGTGCCACAATCACCGTTAACTGTGTTCTCACTCACTTCACCGGTCCAATAAGTATAAACTCGTTCATGCGCTTCACAATATGTATCAGTCTTAACAACCGCACTAACATCAACATCTTTCGGACTACAGTCTCGATTTAAGCCAATATACTTTGCACGGTAGTTTCCTTCGAGTGAATCACGCGAAATCAATTTTCTCAAATCAGGACGGGCATCAACTGCCAAAATCTCAAAATAAGCCAAATCACTTCCACGTTCACGATAAATCTGTGATTGTTCAAGAGTAAATTTTACATTCCGGGATACTCCTTGACCCAATGGATCAACTCGGAAATCAATTGAAATTTCTTCATCAACATCAGGCAATATATGGTTATTAGTCACCCAAAGGTGACCACCAACACAAAAAGCATTACCTGGGATTTGTTGTTTACCATCAGACACAAAAATTCGAGCCGTATTACGACGAACTTTTGATGTAATTTGATCTACAGACAGACCACGCCAATTCAAACTAATAGGGTCCACATCAAATGTGGTAGTTTGATAATCATCTCGTTTCCATACATTTTCCTTCTCATTCTTGCGGAAGTGTTCATCTGGTACGGACATATTACTGCCTTGGACATTCCATTTACAAACACGTTTGTATGCAATCCAGGACACTGTTAATACACCCACTCCAAGAACGACTTTTCGCCAACGCTTACTAGTGAAAATCCTCTCAGATAAAACTCCTAAGAATATGAAGAATTGTTTTGCCATCATGCGAGGTGGAATATAATGTGCAACAGCACGCCGTACAACAATACGCACTATCCAATGAGAAATCATCCAATCAGAAAATGTACGCACAAACGCATAACGTACATATGCACCCAGAAAGGCAGTAATCACTTTACAAACAAAACGTTCCTGCACATCATTTGACGCTTTACGCTGACGTTCAACAACCTCATTCAAAATATCTGCATAGTCAACCGATGATGTCGCTTGAACATCTGGACTAGCTGTTTCTTGAGTCACAACTTTAACAGGCGAAACATATGATCGAATTTCAACTCCATCGCGCATTACCGTTGTGGTACACGTATAAGAATCGTTATTAAATGTATATCGCTTAAACTCAGTGATTGGCTCATCAACATGATACTTGAAAAAATCAGTTCCATAATGTACACCTTCGGGTAATGTGACCTCACCCATAGCCTCAACATTCAAACCGCGTGCGCAAACACAACGACCTGTGGTTCGGTTACAGATTTGGCACAACTCCAAAGTAGACATAATGACATCATCATTCATAGCTTTACCTTGAATCCGATCAAAATCTTTACACACAGGACCAAACCAATCAAGGAAATCCTGAGTATTATTAAACTTTGCCACATTCTCAAATTGAGCCATATCACGTTCACCTGCTTTACCACCTGGAATAACCTTATCAACACTAATGTTCCAAAAATCTGGCCAATCATTATCTAAAGATGTCATCTTTGATGGATCAATCATACATCCCGCATCTGTGCGTGAAAATTCTGCACGCGGCTCAACCGTGATGACCCAAGGTAAACGACGTTGCACTGCTAAAGGACAATAAAAATAAGCAGATGCATTAAGATGCTTAGCATTACTCGATGCCAACACACAGCGTGCACGAACGGGGGTCTTTCCTTTATCAGCTAGATCAGCTTGATTTGGCACTAGGGGGACATTGTTAACAATAGCAATCAGTTCTGTTAACGATAAATCCTCTGTAGCCTTAGCTGGATTCAGAAACCCAATATCATCCATTTGGATGCACCATGCTTGCGAAGAAAAACCCGACCAATATTGGTCAGCTGGATTCCGCACATACTTATAATCATCCGATGTGGGTAAACCCATCAATTTGCCGTAATAAAAGAATAACATCTTTTGGAACATCGATTTGGCAACGCTAGATTGACCATGAATCAGAACAGCAAACGGAGCTCGACGCTCCTGCTGAGCAGATTTCTTAGTCAATACCGAAGCTTCAATCAATAAAATCTCATGTAACATAACACGAGCAGCACGTAATTCATGTTTCAACTCACGCGAAGCAAACTTAACAATACTGTGTCCTTCCTCAATACACTCTTTCATGGTAGCAACAAACTTAAAATAATCAGTTCCCTGAGCTTCAAGATTGCCTAGACTATAAGCTTTACGCTTAATGTCCAAACACTTGTCATACCATGCGGCATAAGTTTTCGGTCCATGTAAAAACACTGACCATTCACCCGTGCGTGCAAACATGAGAGCTCGCTGTAAGGTAAATGAACATGTGTCCAAAATACTGTATAAAAAATCAGCATGATTAATGCCACTACTCATCTCTTCAGATTTTTTAAGGTTCTGCAGAGATGGTTTGATACCAATACATGTGAAAATACCATACGAGGCTAAATAGCGAACTAACTTGAGATACTTCTTCCCAAGTGAAGTTTCACGCAACTCATCCCACTTCCCCAAAAGGTCACGGAATGTAGTTACATGATCTTCCATAGTAGCTTGAACAGCTGGAACATCTTCAAATAACGCATCTGTCAATGCAGACAGATTTGTTAGGGCTTCTGACACCAAGGCCTTACTTGTACGCAGTTTTACAAAAACTAGAACTGCTAACATAATATCAGCTTTGGCGCGAGAACGCATCAATAACATCATGAACACCAAAATATCCTCCATCAACTTTAAAAAATCAGTATCAAACTGATTATCCAAAGATGTCAAGAACGATTGGGCCATGGATAGATAGTCTCCACTGGCTTGAACTTCCATACGGGCAACTTCAAACTGATCAAAAGCACGTTCTTCAAGGGAGCGAACTTTTTTCTTAGTGGTCTTCCTCATTCTATCAGTAGGAAGATACTCGTGAGACATACGAGTAAATGTGATAAGTTGACGTGTACGCAATTTCTTGCGAGCACACCATGTATCCTCAATATGAGGAAAATATTCACCACGGACCGTTACTCCAGAAGGAGTGCCACCTAGAAGGTGACCGGTCACGGTAACCTGAATTCGGTCACCATCTCTAATTCCATACTCAATAAGATCGACATTGCGATCCATAAGTAAACGGGAACGGTAAGATACCTCAACACGAAAGTGATTACGGCACCAACTCGGGCCTTGTAAACAAACGAGGCGAGAGCGAACAAGCTGATAAATTTCAGCGACAGTAGTAAAATTGTTGGTAGAAACAATAGTACCACACACAAGAGCAACACGCACTAAGCGTGATTGCGTGACGGTAACAGGTAAAACCTGACTTCGTCTAACATGGACACAATCAGTGTCATTAGCATTAATCATAAGGGGGGAGACTCTAATAAATCTCATTCGTTGTGGAAGATCGTTAATGGGTTTGGATGTGTCTGTGGCTTGGGGGGGGTCTTTATCGTCCACCAAGACTATCCCATGGGAAGGGAGCCTCCGCTTGACTTTTACATGCGGAAGTATTTCATAAATGTAAATTTCCATACTACCCATCTCAGAAAAGATTGGGTAGGATCATCAAATAGCGAATGAACGTCTCCGAGAGGTTCAAAACTTAGAAATAGAGGTAGAAGTGATTATCTACTTATTTCGTATACAACTATTGTGATCAATTCCATTAAAGAAAGTGGTCTGGAACTTAATCCATAGGTTCTGAATAAACAGGACTTATTTTGTTCATTTTATAATTTTGACACACTACAAACAATCGTGTGTACTAAAAGGGTAAAATTAACTCACTCAATAAATTGAGTATAGACATTATAAACTAGTAATTTTTCTAGAAATGATATACAGAAAAACAAATAGGGGGGTTCAAAATTATACTTAGGCTAGAAATACCAAAGAAGCATTTAAATCAAATGCAACAAAACTTAGAAGAACGGATAAAATCCGCACAACATCACAACAAAATCATCTATGTAAGGTAATAATATTACTTACGTAAATAATACATGACAGAATAGCATTCTAGTGTTACTATCTCCATTGCCCAGCGGGGTGGATTCGTCACATACACGTTACTGATAATACAAATCAACCAGATAACAATGTTGTTTAGTCATATATACGGCGCAGGGGAAAAC